GCAGGTTAATTTGGTATACAAACAAGATTCCCAACAATTCTTACGAACTACGCAAACATTTTCAGGCCGCCGACCCGATCATGGGTAAGGTGAACGCCAAACATCATCATGGACAATCGGCCACTGATCGCACTTGTGCTGTGCGGTTCATTCAAGATTGCGCTGAGCGCATGGGGCTACAATATTATGCCTACCAGGCCACAGATAACGACACGCGTCGTGACTGTGAGGGGAGTCGAAGTTATTACTGGGTGAAGGATTTCACCCAGAAACCACGGAGATACTCGCCCCCGAAAAACGCATTGATTGCGATGATTGACGTAGATTATTACGTTGATATGCCCTACTTCCTTGCACGCAACACACACCCTGTTGCGTTGTACACTTTTGTGCCTGAAAAGGCCGCTTCGACACACCAGGATTATTCTTACAATTTTACAGCCTCCGGTGAGGTGCATCTTCGCATCCACGGTGGTAGTCAGTATCGCCACTTGCTTTGGGACTACGGGCATGACAATGTCATTGCTTACAAGACGTTGTCTTATGGGTCTGTGGCGTACTTGATTGAGCGACGTAAAGTCGCCGAAAACCGGTATGTCATCTTTTTCTTTCCTATTGGCCAATGGTCGTCCTTTACCACCTCTGCTATCCGTTGGATGATGCAGGGTGATGAGCTACGCCGCTTGGAAGCGGTTAGTGGCGAGTTCGTACGGTTGCGCACCGTATCATTGGGTTGTACATTAGTGAGTACTGGTCGTGTGGATACTATGGCGAATGCCACAATTGAAGAGCGAAAAGACAATGCGATCGCTGTGATGGCCAAGAATGGTAAGGTACCGTTCGGCATTCCGCAAGCGATGACAATTGTCAGTGTGCGAGAAGAGGCGTCTGTCCTTGTAGATTATTACCGTAACAACGTGCCACGAGTTGCGGCTACGGTGTACCCCGTTGAACAGTCGGTCCGAACGTATCAGGCGTTTTCGGACAAGTTCGACGAGGATGCCAAGCCTTCCCTCCAGCCGTTTATGACGCCCCTCAGCCACGGCTGTTTCTCCCCCGACCAAAGTGTCGCCAACCAACACCAATGTGTCAAAGACCGCATAAGAGATGTGGCCTCGACAGCTGAAACTACACCTGAGTTGTCTGAGTTTATGGAGGATTTCATACGTGAAATGGTACCCACGGAAGAGAAATATTCCGGCCATCCCATGGAGCATGACTATGTGTTCGAGTGCCAGAAACGGCCCAACCAGCAGCGTTTGCTATACGCAGCGCTTCTTGGTGGCCAGGCGCCACGCATTGTCAAGTCGTTCGTGAAGAAGGAGAGTTATGGCAATTTGAAAGCACCCCGTCCGATTTCTACAATTAATGAAACGGATAAGCTTGAATACTCGCGTTTTATGTACGCCTTTGCTGAGCTATTGAAAAAGCAACATTGGTATGCTTTTGGTCTCAAACCAAATGAGATAGCTCGGAGAGTATCTGAGGTCTGTCAGGAGGCAAAGATCGGAGTGACGAAATCTGACTTTAACAAGTTTGATGGACATGTCGCTAAGGTCTGCCGGGACCTCGAGTGGCGCTTGTTGCGCCGCTTTTTCCACAAGCAATATCATGTGAAACTGGAGGATTTGCATAAATCCCAGTTTGATAAGGACGGGGTCACCACTGACGGAGTGTGGTATGATTCGGGTTATTCACGGTTGTCTGGGTCCCCAGAGACTTCGGCGTTCAATACGCTGATTAACGCTTTTGTTTGTTACATTGCGTTCAGACGACGCG